ATTTTTGCGAAGGGGGATTTTCAGATTCACTTGAGCATCAAGGCCGAGCATCTGAGCGCAGACTGGCTCGCGCCGAACTCCTCGCCATCGCCGCCGAGCTGGAGGGTTCCAATGCCTGACGACTTCGAATTGCTTCAATTTACTGAAGATTGGTGGAGGGGATATACTATCTATGAAGCAGAAGAAGGTAGGGCTTACGTCACGCATGTTTTCAACCATGTAAACAAGCAACATTTAGTTGATTTTTTGCGTGATGCAATGAATGAATTCAATCAAAGAGAACAATGATGACCAAGCTGTCACCCCAAGCGCAGGCTGTGCTGGAAGCTGCCTTCACGCTGGCCGACAACCTTGACCGTGATGTTTTCGAAGCGGAGATAATCGCCGCCACCCTGCGAGCTACTGCTGCGCAGATCGAAGACCTGTACTGCGACGGCGATGTGGAAGACAGCCCTGGTGTTGTCTTCACCCTGCGCCAGCTGATGCTCATCGCCGACGAGCTGGAAGATTCTGCAAAATAAACGGACAATTGCGAACACGTCCGTATCGCATACGAACACGTTAGTATTTACGCGCAAATGTCCCAATGCACGGTGTCCTATTTAATTTCAAAAAAATCTGACAAAGAGATATATACAACTCTTGCTTCTCGCCCACGCCCTAGAAATATGGCAAGCCAATACAGGGGCGTATCAAAAACAAACTCAAGGCTTGCTTGGCGTGCAGCACTTGCCTATAAAGGCACTCGTTATTATCTTGGCTCTTTTTTAACAGAAGAAGAAGCGGCAACTGCCTATGACAAAGCTGCACTAAGAATTATCGGCCCACACGCAATCATTAACGGATTTGTCAAACCTGAAAATGAAATGTATTGACTGCAAAAGCACAAACACTCGCGTTATCTCCACTGAGCATCCCGATGATGAAGCAACCTGGCGATATGTCAGGTGTATTGACTGCGGCACAAAATTTAAAACAGAAGAAAGATATGCGCAGCGGTTAAAGTCGGGCCCAAAGAAGGGATCGAAAATTCCAAATTTCAGGCCACACGAACCAGCTATTGGCGAAAGAGTATTTACATCCGTCTTAACAGAATCAAACGTGATTCACTTGCGCCAATTAGCTGCCAGTGGCCATTCTCGCCTTGCCCTGGCTAAACGCTTTGGGATTAGCCCGTCAACGGTTGATCGAATCATCAAAAGAAAAACCTGGAAACACATTTAACGGGCTTGCGCTTCCCGCCTGAGCATCTAGCATTTCCTTTGAATTGCTGCGCTCAAATGCTTTCGACACAAATGCGTTTGCGCGTAGAATTTATTTGTAGCAGGATTGCACAGGGCGCAAACGTAGAACTCGCTGATATTTCCTGGATACAAAAACTTGCTGCTCGCAATCCGACTGTTGATTCTCAGTTGCGCCGAGCACGCGACATTGCAATTAATGGCGAATCAGACCAGAGCACCCTTGACGGATTCTGTCAAGCAATGGGAATTGGCGAGCCAGATCCAAGTGATCACCTTGTAGGGCCTCAGGATCCAATCATGCTTGCAGAATGGTTTCAAAACAAACGCAAATGGTTTCGCGGTCAAATTCCGTAGTAAGATAACCACTCACCTAGGCGACAGCAAAAGTGGCTCACCCGAAATCGGGCTTCTATGAGAAGGACGATCAGGAATATGTTTCTGTTAGTTCTGTTCTGGGAAGAACCGCTGAACTTTTTAATCCGAACAAGCTCAAAGGGCTTGAGATTTGGCGGCAGATGGAGCCCAACTGGGAAGACATCATGCAGCGTGCTCAGCGTCGAGGAACAATTATTCACTCCGAGACAGAGCTTTCATTTTTTGGTGACGCCTATAAGCACAGAATGGATCATGCGAGTATGGATGAAATGATTAATTACAACGTGCCAGAGTACATGACATATTTACAGCCTGTGCTTGATATTATAAAAAATGATAACTTTAAGCATGGAGTGAGTCACCCATCATTCCTAATCGAAGAGGCGCTTTATTGTCATCTTGGCTATGCAGGAACTGCTGATGCGAGACTGTTTTGGGATGGTCAGTACAGCATTTGGGACTGGAAAACTGTGCGCTCATACAAAGAGGAGGGCGTAAAGAAAAAAGCAAAATCAATATCTCATTACAAAGAAGCTGAGATTCAGATTGCCGCTTATGCACTTGCACACAATCTTGCCGTTAAGCGCGGAGAACTTGACACGGAGATAACGCAGGGTGTAATCTGCATTTGTTACGACTGGCGTGAGCCACACATTCACGTCCTTAACAAACAGGAGCTAAAAGCAGCAGCGCAACAATTTATTGAGCGCTTCAAAGCTTATTGCTCTCTTGAAAACACCACTTTTCCCCGGCTCACTGGATCATGATTCTTACCGCAACCGGTTACACCACTGGTGAACTTCAGATCAAAGACACTGACTATGGCAAAACTGCGACGGTTTCAATCCGTTGCAAGTCTGGTAATGGCAAGCAGTCGTACTACGTCAACGCTGTTTGGTATGGCAAAAAAATTGAGCAAGCCCAAAAGTATATCAATCAAGATGGCCGCCAAATTACGGTCGTCGGCCTGGTGAAGAACATTCTTCATAAGACCCGCGAAAAAGATAACACTACTTACTACGTTATTTACATGGACGGCTATCACTTCACGATCCCTGAAAACAGCGGTCCTGGCGAAGAGCGTTATTCCGGTCAAAAGAAAAGCTCTTCTTACTCCGACGACGAAATGGGTATCTGATTACTTGGCTGGACACAGCATGTGCTTATCCCTGTCCTTGCTGTCTTGTCTCCCCCTCGCCAACACTTCTACTGCTCGGGCCTAGTGGTAGACCTGAAAGTAACGGCGTCCGCAACGTTCCGGGGTCTGATCGCGGAGTGAGGTGGTTCCGGCCGTCCCATAGGCTTCTGGGCCTCACTAAGACAAAAAGTCCGTAAGTCCAAGCTGGAGAACCCCCGAAAGGGGGTTTTCTTGTATCCTTAAATGTACGCCAAATTGCAATGCCCAAAAAGTTAATTGGTATTTACAGTCCCGCCCCTCGGTCTGGGAAAACGCTTGCAGCAACCGTGTTGGTTCATTCTGGTTATCAACCGGTTAGCTTTGCAGAGCCACTAAAAAGAATGATGGTTGAATTTTTAATGAGCTTTGGATATGAAAAAGAACAGGCAGTAAGGCTTGCGTGGTTTGATAAAGCTGTTGTCATACGAGAACTAAATGCAAGTTGTCGCTACCTACTTCAAACTCTTGGTACGCAGTGGGGTAGAGAGCTTGTTGGCGATGATGTTTGGATTCGTGCGTGGAAAGCAAGGGCCTCGAAATTTGATTATGTAATTGCAGACGATGTTCGTTTTCCGAATGAAGCTGCAGCAATCAAAGAAATGGGTGGCGAAATGTGGAAGATTGTTCGGCCATCCGCAGGTCACGATTGGTCTCACGTATCAGAAGGCGCCCTAGATGACTGGGATGGATTTGATAGGATCCTGGAAAACGACGGAACCATCGAAGAGTTTCGCGCAAAAATTGACCTAGCAATTGCCGATGGCAAGGGATAAAGACGACATTTTTTACGACGCACGACTTGTTGCAGAAGCACGCCTGCATCTGTCAACAGTCATGAACGGTCAATACTCAGAACCGTTCTTTGTGGCGATGTGCAAAATAATGAGCAGGAAAACTTATCTTGGATATAGAACGCTTGCTGGAAAAGACGCGAAGCTAAGTGGAATAATTGATTTTTTCTATAATCAAAATTACGGTCTTGGCATTACGCCCAAAAGCATCAACCAGTTTTTGGGCAATTGCGCAAGAGTTGCAATACAAGATAAAACACAAAGTCAATATGCGTCAAGATTGATTACTTGGCTGAAGGATGAGGACGAGCGTTTTAACTTTCCTGGGGAATATTTTGAATTTAAGCGTCTAAGGACATGTATCAGATACATGCCAAGAACGCAGCAAATGAAAAAGTATGAGGCATATCGCTTAATTCAAATGCTGTATTTTGACTACCCGCATCTTTTGCAAGACATAGGTGCAGGTAGGAAATTTAAAGATGTATTTGAATGCTGTGATCATTATTTATTGCGAAACAGATCAGAAAATCTCAAGCCAATTAAGCATCTCAGATTTACAAGCGTAGATGGATGCAAGAAAATAGCTGAAAAGCTCTACGAAAGATTTGACAAATACTACATTCGCGTCATAATCGCTAGGTTGATTGAGCTTTATAAGGAAGACCAGGAAAAAGGTGACGGTAGACCTGCTGGCCAATTTTGAAGACTGCGCCGAACAGTCCTTTTCTTTTTTCGTCGCCGGTAAACCCGAAACTCAGGGCTCGAAGAATGCCTTTGGGCGTACCTGGACAGATAACAAGGGTCGGCAGCGTGTCGCTGTGGCAATGGTGGAGCAGTCGAAAGGCCTCTACCAGTGGCGCAGTGACATCGGAAGGATGGCAGCGATCCTCAGGCCAAACATGTGGCGCACAGACGGCATATACACCCTGCAGGCCACCTTTTACATGCCTCGTCCGAAATATCACTACAACAGCAAGGGCGAGCTGAAACCAGACGCCCCGGTCTTTCACACCAAAGCGGGTGATGCCGACAAATTGTTGCGGGCTTGCGGTGACGCGCTTACAAAAATATGTTACGATGACGACGCCTTAATTGTCGCGGCCTCTTCCGTCAAGCTTTTTTGCAAAGCTGATGGCATTTCCGGCGTTCATGTAAAAGTGACGCGCCTGAATCAAGAGGCTGCTGGTGGGGCGGCTTTTGTATTTGCCCCCTGACCGGGGATACTTGCAAAAGCCCAGGCGACGTGTTATTTTGCATTCGCCAACCACACCAGCCGACATGGCTAGCAAAAAAAAGGGCGCAGAAGCCGTCCTAGACCCTGTTACTTCCGAAATGGCACCCGCTACTCTCGCTCCTGAGATCGAAGAAACCGAAGTTCTTGAAGTTGGCAAAACCAAAGTCAAGGGCGACAAAATGACCGGTCAAGCTCTGCTTGACTATGTTGCTGCGCACAAAGAAGATCCCATCGAGGAAGTTCTTTTTGCAACTGGTTACTACACTCTGGTAACCGACTCCGAAACTGGCGAGTCTGAGACTCGTTATCACAAGCCCGCCTTCTTTAAGGCAATGACCGAAGCCAGCACTGGCTACGTTCCCCCCTCCAATCGTCGTTCCTACACCGTCCGTCGTGGGCGTCAACCCGTGATCACCGTTGGCAAGACTGGCAACTGCGTTGTCGGCAACCGTCACAGCAGCATTGCTGGCTTTGGGCCTGGCTCCAAGGTGCAAGTGACTGCGGAGGCAGGCAAGATCGTCCTGACCGCCTTCGAGGGCGAGCTGGAAGCCTCTGACGAGGGCGAGGATCTGGATCTGTGATCTGATCACAGTTGAACAAACTGGCCCCGTTCACGCGGGGCCTTTGTTTTGCCATTTTCAATCATGCAAACCCATCAAGAACAGGCGCGTAAATTCAGGGAAGTATTTGAACTTCCAAAACACTGGAGTAAAGATCAATTTGAATTGCAGCGATTGCTGATTCGTGAAGAATATAACGAAACAATGGTTGCAAGTTTTACTTATGAAGGTAGTCGTGGTGCTGCAGCAGCAAGGGAAGATTTTCTGAAAGAAATTGCTGATCTTGTTTTTGTTTGTTATCAGATGGCCGAATATCTCGGCTGGGATCTTGATGAAGCTCTTGATCGAGTTTTCGTCAGCAATATGAGCAAAGTTGGCGAGGATGGAAAAGTAATAAGGAGGCAGGACGGGAAGGTGCTTAAAGGCCCGAATTACAAGCCGCCCACGCTGATGGATCTCGTCAAATGAAGCTTTATAAAAAATCTGCAAATTTTATTTGCCTTTTAATTGCTACGGCAGCTTTTGCTGCTATTTTGCGTTCGCACATCTTGTATGTTGCGCATCACAACAATCCCCATCCAGAAAATGAACACCAAGAGATTCATCTTTCACATCCCGCATCTGAACATTTATCGCCCGTTTCAGGCGATGTCAGCGATAGAAGCGCGGCACCTTCTAATGAACAGTGACCTTGCGCCTTACTACGGTCAGGCAGTGCTCCTGACCCCCGATGACTGACGCCGAAACTGATGCCATTATCAAAGTGATCTGGAACTCAGAGGCGCCCATGGAGGTCAATCTGAGGGCTCTGGTACGTGCCGCCGCCTGTTATGGGTGGCGCTGCGCCCAGGCTGCACGCTGGATCGAAAAACACAGCACACATTGACATGCTCATTGATCCAATCGAAGAAAACAAAAAGCAGGATCGGCTTGATGGCTGGTTTATGCAGGATGGGCGAGACAAAAAAGGGCATGAGTTTTACATGCTTTACACGGGTCTTGCCGATAAGTACATGAACAAAGAGGAGAGCAGCAATGACTGAAGGAATTCCCGTTGAAGAACTCTTCCAGAAATATTGGAAAGAGTCTTTTCCTATGGCGCCCGCAAATAAGCAAAGCGCCGCATCCCATGTTGCGTTTGCGCAATACGTTCTAACTCAACGCTTCATTGAAAGAGAGAGGGCAAAAGATGAGGGTTGATCTTGTTCACTGCACGCCTAATGCAGAAAAGTTAATTGTTCAAATGGCGCGGGTGTCAAATCCCGCCAACAAGAACAATGATGAAACTGCGCCTAGGTTGTTGCGCTATTTGATCAAGCATTCTCACTGGAGTCCATTTGAAATGGCTTCACTGTGCCTAGAGATTCATACAGAGCGCGATATTGCTGCTCAGATTCTCAGGCACAGAAGCTTTTCTTTCCAGGAATTTTCTACTCGCTACGCACAAACTTCTATTGCAGAGATTCCTGCTTTTAGGCGGCAGGATGAAAAGAATCGTCAAAACAGTTTTGATGATCTGCCAGAAGATGATGAGATTCGTTTTCGGTCTGCTGCTGGCAATGTTATCGGCAAAGCCTATGGCGTCTATGAGGCAATGCTGGCTCAGGGCGTAGCAAAAGAAACTGCCCGTCGAATTCTTCCGCTTTGTACGCCAACCGTATTATTTATGCACGGCACATTGCGTTCATGGATACACTACATACAATTGCGTACTGGCAATGGCACTCAGCTTGAACATCGGGAAATTGCTGAGGAATGCCGGCAAATATTTAGCGGCTGTTTTCCAACCATCGCAAAGGCGGCGTTTGAAGACAATTGACCTGTTGCGCAGGCTGATTAACGCAAATGCTTGCTGTTCGCGCTGTGGAATCCTCTACGGCGAGCCCAGAGAAGGGGTCAGTACATCGGCTCAGGGCGTTTGTCACATTTGCGGACAAACTGCACTTCTCAAAGACACTCGGCACTATACTTATCTACGCAAAGGGATCAAAAAGTTAAGTGATTCTTCACGACATTGAGATAGAGCGCCTGTGTAAAGAACAGGCAATGATTCTTCCCTATTCGCCCGATCAGCTCAATCCAGCGAGCTACGACGTTCGACTGGGCGATGAAATAATGATCGAGTCAGTTGCGACTGAAGAATTTATTCGTGCGCCCCTTGCTGGTTACACGGAAGAGAATCCTTGGCTGTTGCGCCCAGGGCAGTTTTGCCTTGCTTGTACGCAGGAAATTTTGAACATGCCAGAAGATGTTGCTGGCAGTTTCGCTTTGAAATCAAGTCGTGGGCGAGAAGGTTACTCTCACGCCCTGAGTGCATTTATTGATCCCGGTTTCTATGGCAGTCGATTAACGCTTGAGCTGCATAATATCCGCCAAGTGCATCCGATTCCTCTTTACGCAGGAATGCTGATTGGGCAAATTGTGTTTCAGCGAATGGAGTCAACGCCTCGCGTCAGCTATGCGATGAAAGGACATTACAATTTAAATCAAACTGTAATGCCTAGCATTTGGCAGCAGCCAGAAACTCTTGATGAATCTGATAGGATTGCCGCGTGAGGGAGATTAGCAATCTGGCGAATGCAGCGGACTCATAATCCGCCTTAGGCGAGTTCGATCCTCGCATCTCCCACCTGTCACGGTGTCGGAATTGGTAGACGAAGCGCACTTAAAATGCGTCGGGCATTGCCTGTACGGGTTCAAGTCCCGTCCGTGATATTTGTAATTTCTGCAGCCATTGACATGTACTTGTCAAGGCTAAATTCTTCGCTCATGTTTTTTGCTGCTTCGCAAATTGCCCAGTAGGCCCTGCTGTTATTGAAGGACGCCTGATGATTAAGTAGTAAGGCAAAATCGAGAAGTCCCTGATGATCTCTACTACTGAACAATTCCTTAAGCCTTTCTGCATTCAGCCTTTCCTGGAACTGGTCTTCGGGGCGATACGTTAAATGGGACATCAGAGCGCAGTAGTTATGTCTGAGAGTAACGAACCCTGGCTTGAAGCGCCATGCGAAGAAAATCAATGGAAGTGGCGCGTTTACGGATTGGGAATGGTGTGGGATCATGCGCAAGAGTGGCAGGCCCTTTGGAAGCTCCACTACATGCAAGTTGCTCAAGGTTCTGCGACTAACAATGGCCCGCGACACGATTCAGGCTTACCTCAATGAAATAGGGCGCTATCCACTGCTGACGAAAGCGCAAGAGGTAATGCTTGGCACGCAAATACAGGCCTGGATGGCGATACAAGATAAAGATCGTGAAGAATATTCTGAACAGGATTTGCGTATAGAAAAAATTGGCACAAGGGCAAGGGTTAAGTTCATCAATTGCAATCTTAGATTGGTAGTTAATATTGCAAGAAAATATACAAGACTTACGAAAACACTTGATTTCATGGATTTAATACAGGAAGGAAATATTGGCCTTGCTCGCGCAGTTGAAAAGTTTGATCCAACTCGCGGATATGCAATGAGCACCTATGCGTATTGGTGGATCAGGCAGGCAATTCAGCGTGCAATGCAAGCTACTGATTCAACAATTCGATTGCCCATTGGAACTTATGACGCCCTACATCAAATCAGGCGTGCGGATCAAAGATTATCTCATTCATTAAAAAGAGAGCCAACTCTCAATGAAATATCAGAAGAAATTGGTATAGATGTTGAGGATATTCGTCTTTTACTTAATGCGCCAAGAGTTGCGTTCAGCCTTGACAAGCGTTGCAATGATAACGATGATTCAAGCGCAGTTATTGATGTTATTCCAGATACTCGAAACTCAAATACAATAGATGATGCGGAGGAAAGAATTAACTCTGAATCTCTTTATCGTGCGCTAGATGAATTCCTTGACGAGCAAACAAAGTTTATTATTCTTGAGCGCCATAAAGATAAGCCAGCTACTTGGGCTGAATTATCACAAGCCACTGGGCTATCAAAGGGCAAACTTCAGGCGATAGAGAGAAAAGGTATACAAAAATGTGCATTGCTCTTATCCGTTAAGAACAAACTCAATCTATAGTCACTTTGGCGTTGGGCAAGTACCAAGTGAGTAATCAACATAAAGATCACGCGGATCAGAATCTCGCAGCCAGTTAACAAGCTTTTTGTAATCAGCTTCAT